GAAGCTGCCTTCTTTATACGCTTTTAAGTTAGCCTGCGCTTTAAGTTTGTCATTTCCCACATCTTTCAGAACAGCACGATCTACCTCAGAAAGGGTTGTTGTAGCATAAGCAGATGCTATCATTCCAAAAGGTGTCTTCAAGGCATCTTTGTTATTGGGGTTTTCCGTCCAATCTCTTGCGCTTTGCGGATACTTCTGAAATGTGTCCAGCAACTTTGTTTGGACATTCGTAAAATCGCTGCCATCCATAGCCTTTATCAAAATTGCCTGTTGATTTTGCGGATCAAGGTTAGGAAACAAGCCACTTTGCAGAGCAAGTGTCGCACTAGCAGGATTAGCAGTTGCCACGCCCATAAAATTTGAAAGCGAAGTTTTACCTGCCTCATACTTTCTGGCTTCCTCTTTCTCTTTTGCTTCCGCAGCTAATTTAGCTTGTGCCTGTCTACCCAGCTGTGCAGCTTCCTGAACATCGGCAAACCCTCTGGCTGCACCTACCAACAACGATAAATCCATTAGCTTGCACTCCTATCTTCCATAAAGCCCTGCTGTTCATCTTCCATCTCAGGCTCCATATCCATACCATTCGACATAGACTCCTCGTAGGCATCTAGGCCCATTCGGACACCCCTGTTAAGTTCCTCACGAATACGATTGAACATCTGCGGATTGTTTGTTTTCATAAGACGGAAGTAGGTAACGTCATCCATCCGTTCGCTTTCGGTGGGATCTTCCTTCTCGAACATGCGGTAGGGAATATCCATCTCTTCTGCAACATACGCAATATACATGGCAAGAGGACCTTTTGCAATAAGCCCCGCATCCAAGCTAAACTTGCCGTTTTGGAAACCATCCATAACCCACGTCTCTACAAGATGCTCAACAGACACGCCAGCAAGAAGTAGCTTCATCATTTCTTCGCGGAATACCTCGTCATCTTCTATACGGTTGGTAGCCTCTTCCAAGATGACATCCACGTCAACTTCCTGTGGAGGGTTGCCCCACGGCCAGTTGGCATTGTCGGTTGTCAGGGAGATACCCGGGGGAGCCGCAGCAAAGTCGTCCCGTGCATCAACACTGCCGGGGCGGATGTTCTGTTTATTAGGTCCTTTAAACATAGTTTACCCTACCTTTGTTGTCGTGGTAAGTGACATAGGTTTTGGAGAAAGTTTTATAGTGGCATCTTCCAGCTTTACAGTGGGCTTGATGGAAGCCAGTTTACTTGTCCGACCCGGCCTAAAGTTACGCTCCTGCAGGATTCGCAGATTAGCATCTTTAGCTTGCTTCTCAGCAAAGTATCGTGCTGCTGCCTGAATATTGGGGGACCGCAAACCAACGGGGGCCTGCATCTCTTGAAGACGGGGAGCAGACCCACGAATACGGGAGTCTAGGTCGATACGGCGAGGGGCAAACCCCCGGCTATCGTCTTTTACTTTGTCCAAGAACGGTGATGCAAGTTTACCAAGATCGGATACAAATTCAAACGAGTCTTCAAAAAACTTACCTACAGATTTAAACAAGCCAAAGGATTCAAACATACTAATCTTTCCTTACTTACCAAGAAGCAATAATACGCATAACAGAAGAGGCTAGGTCTGTCTTCTGCTGCTTCGTATACGCTTTTTCATTTGCAGATATTTCCAACGCAGCAAGGGCCATCTCGTGCTGTCGATTCATAGCACTTTCAGATGCTGAGAAGTTAAACGTGGCGTTGTCCCGGTATTGTTGCCAAAGCTGATTTAGGGCTGTCTGACTGGCATTGAACCTGTTTTGGACATTGATGCGGTTTGCCTCATTCAGGGTAGCTGTGTTCGCTGTGTTGATTTGCCTACGCCACTGAACATTCGACTGGTTAATTACGCTGCTCATGTTGGCGTTGAATTTTTCACGCTGGTCAGCCATGCTTGCGTTGAACTCAGCGTAGGCGTTTTCCTGACTTACGTTGAACTGGCGAATAGCTACATCCCGATTGATGTTTGCCTGATCTACCTGCACCCCCAGCTGTGCAAAGAACTCCTCGACCTGCAACTCATTCTTCGCGTTGAACTCACGCCGCGCATTTTCTGCTGCAGCGTCCTTAAAAGCAGCCTGTGTTAGTGCGCTGTATTTCAGGGTGTTTGCCTGTTGTTCGGCATCCAACTCTTTCAAGTCCACACTCAGCAACGCCTGTGCGTTAGATATAGCAGCCCGTGTCCGTGCATCTGCGTTCTGACGATCCATCGTGGCAACCTGCAAGGCGTTCTGGAGAGCAGCCTGCTGCTGATTATCCAAGTTTCGCAACTGGATTGCGGCATACATCTGAGCATCTTGGGAGGCAATCGTGATGCCTGATTCCATTACAGCTTGTGTGATAGCCGCTGCTGCCATAGAGGATTGGCCCAAACCACGTTGCTGCATAATTGCGGATGCTTTACGAACAGTGGGAGAGGCCCAAGCAGGCAAGGGCTTACCGTCTTGGATGCCCTCAAACAAGCTGGACAGCTGATACTGCACAGTTGCCCGTTCGTCAAGTTGTTGAGTAGCCGCTTCAGCAAAGGCTTGATCGGACAGAGCCTGACTGGAGACGGCTTCAACATCAATCAAGTCATTCACAGAAAGAGTTGACTTTGCTCCAGATAACTCATAGTTCTCAATAACATTAGCAGCCTTCTCAGTAGCAATTACCTGTCCCAAATCGGGGGTAACCTCTGGCTGCTGAACGGCTGCTATCTGGGTAGTATCTACTGTCTTAGGAGTAACGGTGGGAGCCTGCTCCTGCAACATCGTGCCTTCAGGAGTAAGCATCTCTTCCTGCTGGGGCTGTTGCAAAAATGCGGTTGTCTGTGTGCCGGGACCTAGTGCTTGTTTGGCAAGTTCCGTAGACGTAGTTTCAGCAACTTCGCTAGGGGTCATAGTTTCGTTAATTATAGGCTCAACTAAAGAGGGCTGTTGTCCCTGAGTCTGCTGCTGGTCTTCTTCTGCCATCTACCTATTCCCTTCTTAACGCCCGGTCTAGCTTATCTTCTAGCCTGTGCAGGGCTTCCATTAGTCTATCCATGTCGTCCCTCAATTCTGTCTTCGTTGCGTAATCTTCCCGCGTCCGATTGAGGAGTATCTCAAGACGCTTGACTTCCCGGGAAAGCGTCCCGGCCCACCATGCACCACCTGCAAGGACTACGCCGATGAGAGTATCAAGTAGGCTAGACATTTCCATCGGTTACCCCTTCTCCGGCCAAGTTACATTGTTCCATTCATAGCCGCCATTTTCTTCTGACCACACCATAGAGGCACTGGGAGAGGAGGTCTTTAGATTTTCAAGGGACGCAATGTAATCGGCATCGGTTTCTTCGCTTTTCATCACATCTACTACGTCTACCAAAATATCCTGACACTCCTGCCCTGTTATATCGGCGGGACTCTGATATGGCTGTATAGTCCCGTAGTCTCCATTCAGGGCGTTTGTTCGCAATTCTATGGAGTGCAGCTGAACTTCTTCATCTGGAGAACACAGAAAATCAACTTCTTCAGTTCTGCCCTCAAAAGTAACCCTAACTATGACCGAATTTTGAGAGGTATCACCCCAGCGAGGAGAGTTGGGATTTGAGTAGTTAAGTCTATATGGTTCCATAATCAAGCCCCATTGTCAGCTGAAAGGAAGTCAAGCAAAGATAATGTTCCGCTGGTAGGAATACTGCTGTTTATATCAGTAGAATATGATATAGTAAAACTACCGCCAGACGGGGAAATAGTCTGGCTACCCGATGACCACGTTGTGCCGTTTACTGTAATGCTTCCACCAGTATTGTTTGTAAAAGAAAAATTGTCCGAATATCTACGGAAAGCATACCTTACATTATTTTGCTCTGCACTATATGCTTCTCCAGCGTAAGTTTGCCCAGCAGCGTTAACAGTGGAGGAGGGATAACCAAGATAAGTAGTGCCTCCGGGATTGTTTCCGCTGGCTATTTCTGTTCCATTAAGTCTAACTCGCCAACCCCCATCATTACTATGGTTAAATTGAAAATAAATTATATCACCAATATCATTAGAGTTAGTGACGTAACTTATATTACCTTGATTCCAACTGGAAAATACGTAGTTTCCTAGAACCTCGCTTTTTGTAAGATTTAGACTAGTAACACCCCCAAAGTTGTTGGTTGTCCCATTTGCATTTGGGGCAGATTGGTTAGTATTAGTCGTCTTGCTACTTGCAACAATCCCCCCATTACGCAGATAACTACGCAAGGACTGTGTTCCAGATTGACCATAGTGACTTACAACCTCACTCATGGAGAGAGGGTCATTGGCACTAGCTGACGCTTGGAGTGTT